TTATTCCAGATCTAGTAAGAATGTTAGATAATGTATTAACATTCTTTATCGAAAGTGCTCCAGAGCAGCTTTCAAAAGCTACGTATAGTGCTATGCAGGAAAGAAGTATAGGTCTTGGGGCCATGGGGTTTCATGCGTATTTACAGCGTCAGAATATTCCTTTTGAGAGTCCGATGGCAAAGGGCAAGAACATGATTATGTTTAAGAGAATTAAGGAGGAAGCAGTACGTGAAACTCAACAGCTTGCTATCGAGCGAGGAGAGTGTCCTGATGGACGAGGCTATGGAGTGCGTAATGCACATCTTATGGCCGTTGCTCCTAACGCCTCTAGTAGTATTATTTGTGGCAACACATCTCCTTCTATTGAGCCTTATCGTGCTAACGCTTTTACTCAAAAGACTAAAAGTGGTAGTAGCTTACTTAAAAACGAATATCTTGAAAATGTTCTTCAAGATATCGGGCAAGATACGGACGAAGTTTGGAAGAGTATAATTACAAATAGTGGATCAGTACAACATCTAGAGTTTCTAGATGATTGGACAAAAGATGTATTTAAGACGGCAGTTGAGATAGACCAAAGATGGGTTATAGACTTAGCTGCAGATAGACAAGAGTTTATTTGTCAAAGTCAATCTTTAAATGTATTTTTTCCAGCTAACGTGTCAAAACAAGAGCTTCATGCCGTTCATATGATGGCATGGAAGAAAAAAGTAAAAACACTTTATTACTTACGAAGTGAAGCGTATAAAAGAGCCGAAAATGTATCTGACGAAGCACTTCGAAAGTATATTTTTGATAGTTTAGATGAGGAAGGTTGCTTGGCCTGTGAAGGGTAAGTACTGGATAATTTGGAAATATACAATAGGTAGTTTCTCAGATGAAAAAACAGCAGAGTACGATAATATAGTAGCAGTATTAAGAAGTGCTATTGTAGGTATAAATTTTATGACCTGTTTTTTCATCATGGCAAACGTAGTACACAATTGGTAGGAGAGAGAAGTGAGTTTACTAGAAGAAAGAGCATATTATAAGCCTTTTAATTATCCATGGGCTTTTGAGCATTATAAGACTCAACAACACATGCATTGGCTTCCTGACGAAGTTAATTTAGCAGATGATTTAAAAGATTATAGAGAAAAACTAGCTCCAGAGAGCAGGCGATTAATTAATCAAATTTTTAGATTTTTTACTCAGGCAGACGTAGATGTTTGTTGTGGATATGCAACGCATTATTTACCAACATTTAAACAGCCTGAAGTACGCATGATGCTAAGTGCGTTTGCTGCTATGGAAGCAGTGCATCAAGAAGCCTATTCTCTACTATTAGAGACTTTAGGCTTTGGAGACGATGAGTACCAAAAGTTTTTTGAGCATAAAGAAATGCTTGATAAGCACGAGTACTTAAATAATTTCGGAATGGATACTAATGTCAATATAGCTAAGACTATGGCTATTTACTCTGGATTTACGGAAGGAGTTCAACTATTTAGTAGTTTTGCTATATTATTGAACTTTCCTCGTCATAACCTAATGAAAGGTATGGGACAAATTGTTACATGGTCAATTCGAGATGAAACTCTTCATGTTGAAGGCATGTCTCAACTTTTCCGTACTTTTATTCAAGAAAACCCAGAGTTATGGAATGATGATCTAAAATATGAAATCTACTGTGCAGCAGAACGGACAGTAGAACTAGAAGATGCATTTATTGATCTATGCTTCGAAGGTGCTATAGTTCCAGGACTTACACCTCAAGAAGTAAAGGACTATATTCGCTATATTGCAGATCGTAGGCTATTAGGTCTAGGTATGAAAAAAATCTTTTCAAGTGAGAACAACCCGCTTCCTTGGTTAGATTACATGCTGAACGGAGTAGAGCACGCTAATTTTTTCGAAAATAGAGCAACTGAGTACTCTAGAGCAAGCACCACGGGTAATTGGCAAGACATTTTTAAATAAGGAAACAAAAAATGACAGAAGAAGTAAAAGATCCAAATTCAATAGAAGCAATTAATATTGATGGTACTCCGCATTCATTAGATAGTTTAAGTGAAAAAGCTAAGTACTTTGTAAATCAATTGCAAGATGTAGGTATGAAGATGGCAAAGCTTAGGTTTGAGCTTGCTCAAGCAGAAGTTGCTAATAATGGATTCATGCAGCTACTCCGAGACGAGATTGCTAATCCTGAAGAAGTACCGGACAATCCTGAACAAGTTCCAGTTGAAGTTGTAAAGCAGTAAAAAACTAGGGGGGCTATAGCCCCTCTTTTTTTTAAAGGTAAGTGCCGTTCCTATATCTACCAATAGCTGTCTGACTTCCAGTAGTACCATCAACACCCATGTTAAAACCACCCGCCGCATCTTCAGTTTCTGCTATTATAATATTATCAAATAGCGAGAGTTGTGACATAGTACCAAACCCATATTGCTGGGGCCCTGAAAATTTTGCTGCAACACCAACACCCGGTAAAGTGTACACAAGCTCATCTTTAAGCGTAGTACTTCCAGCATCGGTTGATTTACAGCGTATAGTATCGCCCTCTCTAATAACTTGAATCACAGTACCAGCTAAAGGTGAGAAAGTACTCCAGTCGGCATTACTGTTTTGTAAAACTATTTTATTAGGATCTACAGATGTTTTCAAAGTTGCTTTATCAGTCTGTCCATAATTATATATTATAGACCATGCATGCCCGGGTTGAAATTGGGTAGCAAAGCCAGTCATAAGATTTTGTGTTCTTACTGCACTAATAGTATATTCCCTACCTACAGTTCCATAAGTCCCTGCAGTATCTTTTAAATAAGCAACTACTATTGAGAGTACATCGTTATCAGCCCCGGCAATTGCTTCTGCTTGCATAAAAAAATAGTCTTGAGCTACCGAAGAAGGGGCTACAAAACCTATATAAGTAGTACTATTAAGTACACACTCTATCCCTATATTATCAGAGTCTTTTACCCAATTAACATTACTTATTTCTGATGAACTCGCAGGGAAGTTCGTACTACCACTATGAGAAAATCTTTGCCAGTTATCAAAAATATCAGTAGTAGCTGCTGCCGTTAAAGCGCCTCCTGCATAGAAATAATCGGGGCTTGATAAAACATTTCTTATATCAGGATCGTTCAAACTAACCGTCGTGCCAAGCGGGTCCGTGCCCGCTATTAACTGTAAATTACGTAAGGATAAATTAGTTTTTGGTAATATTGCCATTTTCTAATTCCTCTACTCTTGCTTTTAGTTCTTTTATTGCTTCAATTAATAAAGGTATTAGTGCTTCATATCGCACCCCCAGAGTTCCGTCTTTTCTAGTAGCTACAGCTTCTGGTATCACTGCTTGCACCTCTTGAGCAATTACACCTACATCTTTTTTACGTACAAAGTATCCATCTTCCCCGCCCTTAGATTCTATTACGGAGTCTATCCAATTAAAATCAACTCCTCTTAATGTATTTACTTTATCTAAAGAATTTTGAATGGGTGTTATATCTGTCTTTAAAGTTTGATCAGACGTATAGTACGCTATAACATTGCCCTGGCTTTTAATGTCTCCCACAGCTTCTAGGTCGCCTTCATGACTAACTTTTAACTTCCAATTGAGAAAACTAGGTGTAACCGCTCCATCGTGTATAAAGAAGTTTGCTGGATTTCCCGCAGTGGCCGCACTACCATTATTTAAAACATTATATATATCTAACTCAGAATTAAGAGTGATAGTAGGCCTATTAGGTACTGTGGTGTCATCATTCATAGAGAACGTACAATTTGTATCTTCTAATGCATTTCCATTTAGGTCAAGAGTTCCTCCAAGTTGAGGAGTAGTATCCTGTAATAAAGATGTAAATGTTTCAGACGTTAAATAACTACTTAAGTCAGCAGGAGTAAAAGTAAATACACCATTACTAGTACTGTACGATAAACTACCTGACCCATTAGCAGCATTTGTGGTTATACTAAGGTCAGTTAACTCTATGCCTCCTCCTGCACTACTTAAGTCAGCAGGAGTAAAAGTAAATACGCCCGTACTATTATTGTACGCTAAGGAGCCTCCGCTTGAAGCTACTGCAGGAGCGCCAATGCTGATACTATCCAGTGCCAGTATAGATGTATCTCCAGCTAAAGCTGTTGTACTCGTAGTTCCTAGTTGTAATAAAGCAGTATCTCCAGCCAAAGCTGTTGTACTCGTAGTTCCTAGTTGTAAAGTAGAAAATACAGTATCTCCAGCCAAAGCTGTTGTACTCGTAGTTCCTAGTTGTAATAAAGCAGTATCTCCAGCCAAAGCTGTTGTACTCGTAGTTCCTAGTTGTAAAGTAGGCGTAAGATCACTTATCTGACTTTCAGTAATTGATAACGCTGATTGATGTTGAGTAACACTGGTTTCAGTGATATTACCATCCGGAACATTCGCCCATATAACTGCTGATGTTAAATCGTTTATTTCGGTAGAACTAGCAGCGGGAGTAAAAGTAAATATACCAGTACTATTACTGTACGCCAAGGTGCCTGACCCAGCAGCCGCTGCAGTAGTAACACTTATATCGTCAAGTCTTATAAAACTACTTGCATCATGAGTTTTTGTTACATTATACGTTTTTGTACGATTTTTTGTTGAATTTGAAGGATCATTTCCGTCTACAACTTCCACATCAAATTGTAGGGTAGAAGCATCATAAGCAGGATCTGTTAAAGTAAAACTACGGGTTACTGTTACTCCCCCCGCAGTACCGACAGTATCTTCCGCTTCGTCTAGATATTGAAAAGCGTCCCCAGTAACTTTAACAATAGGATTGTCATACCCAGAAGTATCAATTTCTAAAGAGAAACCGCTACTAATTGCAGTGCCTGCAGTATTATATTCTATAACAGGAGAGCCTACTTTTTGTACCTCTACTTGGTACTGTTTACTTCCTACAGGATCGGTTGTTAAAAAATTAACAGTACTAAAAGAATTAGTTAATGATGATTTTCTAACGCTTGCAATAACTGTGTCTTCTTCAAGAAGAAAATTCAAAGAAGACTTATATATCGTCCTATCCGTAAAGCTAATATCACTTGTAGCATCAATAACAGCAAAAGTATCAGTTACTACTGCAATTACTGTCCCTATTACGTAAGATCCATCTGTATTACTAACTCTAATCTTGTTACGCACAGCTAGATCTGTAAGAAAAGTAGTATTAGTTCCTCTAATAATTGAAGATCGTGAAGCTATACTAACTGTACCCGTGAGAGCTCCGACAAAGTTATCTTCTGGAACACCCGCAGTAGCTATTACGTCATACCAATATGAGCTTCCTAAAGAGTTATAGTATCCTATTAGTTTAAGAGACGCAGCTCTTTCTGTGTCATTTTCTGCATCAGGGTCTACTAACCCGGCGCTTTTGGCTAATACGTAATAAGTTACATTATCTTCAATACCTGGAGAAGTTAAATCAAGACTTGCTGTATTTGGTATTATCAGGGGCACTTCAGGAGCTGCATTAGGGTTGATAATTACATCCGTACTTGAGTCAAACTTAAAAGCAGTTCCATCTGCGGTCGCAAATGTTGTTTGTGTAGCTAGTCCTCCTATTCCAATACCTTCTTGAAGCCTGGATATCTGTAAACTAAATGGATCATCGACCTCGAAGGTTAAAAGAGATAAAGGAGATGACGTACCCAAACTACTTATAGTCTGTACTCCTAGTCTATATACTCCTTCGTCTACCCCTGAAAATGGATATGCTGATATACTTTTATCTACAAAAATAGGATTAGGCATTCCAGGAACAGTATGACTAATCTTATAGCCAGATAAGTACTTATATTCTTCTCCATCTAAACCAAGAGGGGGAAGCCATGCTAATACAAACTCATCTTTACGAGTATTAGGATCAGATAACTGAGATACATATATAGCGTTAGGGGTAGGCACTTTTAGAGCTGCTTGTTCCATAGGAGGGTCAAACAGATTTTCTTTATAAACACTATAGTTGTTTTCGACACTATCAAATTTTTCATTAAAATGTTCAAGAGCAGTAATTGAGTATTTATTTGAGGCTTCCTGTACAATTCCTAAAATTTTATACAGTTTTGGAGAATCCACAGAGTAAGAGCCTTCTCCATTCTGTCTACTTAAAGCCCAGACACTTGAGGGTATCAAAGGTACCGTAAATTCAGAGTCCAAAACCATAACAGTATACTCTCCAGGTATACCCCCAGTAGTTGCTGCATAATCAATAGCTCTTTCTTCTACAAAAGTGTGGGGGGACCATGTAATATCTATAATATCTCCAGAGTCATCTTCTATATTAACAGCAGTCTCTTCCCCTCCGTAGTATTTTAAAGGTATTAATTCTCCTCGTGTATAGTCAATGCTATCTAGAGTTGCCTCTTTTTGAGATAAAAAAGCCCCTCCTGTACTGATTAACCCAAATAAAGCATAATTTATATCTTCTTCGAATAATATAGGTCTATCTAGTTCAACAGCAATTCTGGAAGACGACTTTACTCGGCCACTACTAGAGACTTGATTTCTTGCCTGATCTTGTACTTGAACTATATCTCCAGGTCTTAAAAAAGCTGCATTAATAGAGGTTTGAAATGAGCAAATTTCAGTCTGGTACTGAGCAGTGTATAGTTTATATCGTCCGTATCTTTGTGCCTGCCCTTCAGAAGTTGCCCCAAAGGCACTAGAATAAGAAGAAAGTAGCTTATTGGTCTCAACAATTTCAGCTCTATTTTCTACAATTAAGGGCTCAATTATATAATCTTTTTCAGGATTATTCCAGCCTACTACTATCTGATTAGGCCTGGCTTTAGTGCCACTACTAGTATAGCTGAAGGATCCCTCTATAACATTACCTGCCGTAAAAGTATATATAGGATCACTGGCCTGATCTGCAACCGCAGTAACTTTACCATCTATCCAGTACACTAACCCTACAAAAACAGAAGCTATATCCTTTAGCACTTTATACGCATCTGCTGCTTTTGTAAGATATATATTTGTTTGATATCTAGGCTCAGTTCCTCCTTTGCCATCGGGAACTAAGCTATCACAGTACTTACCAATCCTATATAAAGCGTACTTATCAATATCGATATCTTTTATCCAGTCTCCAAGACCGTATCTATTATTAGTTACAATATCATAAAATACCCACGCAGGATTATTTGTATAGACCAAGTTTTGGCGAAAAGCTCCATCCCACAATCCGTTATACTCTGCAGAAATACTGCCGGTCTCTTCCCTAGTTCTATAATTAGAAGGTACTTTTACTTTCATACCTCTTAACTCATAAGTACGTATAGGGGGACTAGAAAATTCAGAACTATCAAATTGTATATTAGCATACGCGGTATACGGGTAGCTCAAAGGTTCTTTGATAACAGAGTTTATAGAACTAATCGCAGAGGAAGCTACCATAGTAGATTTTTTATGATTTCTATCAGATCCGTCGGGTCTTACAGACTGACCCTCCTGTCTAGTCACCCTCTCGATAATAAGCTCAAAATCACTAAAAGGTTTAAAAGGCTCCAGCCAAATTCTTTCTTCCTGTAGAAACTGCCCTTTTATTTTTGCCTTATGTCCTAGTCTATTATTAGTTGGGCCATATATATTGATTTCTGTCTCTTCTGCCCCTCTAAAAATTTTTAATTTTACATTATAGAAAGCTCCGGTTTCATGCATTTTACCGTCTTCATTACCTTGAGTGAATAATCCGTTATAATTAAAAACAAATCTTATCTCATCTACTTGAGACGCCTGCTCATAGGTTAATCCAAACCCGGTGGGAGAAGTACCCTTATAGCGTACTGGACGCACTTGCCCAATAGTTAACCCCGAAGTATCTCCTCCTTCGGCTACAAGATCCTTATATTCTTTACTTTTTGTATCCCAATATTCTAGAGCTTTTATTGTAAAACTAGGTCCTGCAGCAAAACTTACCCCTGTAGTATTTCCAAAATTAACAATAGGCTTTTGCTCTAATGTTCCTATTCTAAACTCTGTTGAAACGCTTTTATACTTAGATCCAGCTATAACCCCATTTTGACCATTTGCATTAATAGGAGTTGCTCCCGCAATTCCTAGGTCAGAATAGTTACCCGTAGGGGGAAGCCAAGGAAATGCTAAAGTTAAAACGCTAGGAACTATTGTTTCGGAAGCAATGACAAACCAATCTAATTCCAAATTAATATTATCTGCATTCTCTTCTACAAAGCTTAAAGCTTGAGGAGAGTTTGTACCGTAAACTCTAAATTTAGCAGAAGAAGTTGTTAGAATATCTAGTCTTCCTTGTATGGATTCTCCACCTGCTGCTAGTCTAGATTTATATGTATTTCTAAAACCCGGAGTTCCGGTAAGTGCACTATAGTCCATCCAAGAACTATCAAAAGAATTATCTGCGTTAGTAAGAGGGAACTCTACAAAAGTAAGGGAGCCCTCCTTTATAACGTACGGAGTTCCTATAGTGACTGAGCCCCTATAGACATTAAATATATTAATAAAAACCGCTGTGCGAGCAAAAGTATCTATAGTACTGGTAGGATCATCCAAGTACGGATCAATAGTAATTTCAGTAGTTCCTTGTATAGCTCCTAGAATTTTAGTGGATTCTTTATAAGTACCTACTGCTCCTTCTACTATAGGATCTTTATTCAGCTTTATTGAAGCATTACCATTTACAAGCCCTTCAATAGGCCCTTCTGATAATAGATCTGTAATATTAACTATTTGACTTCTATCTTTCTGAAAGGTAGTAGCAATAGTGCCCGAATTTTTATCTGCTATTTTTTGGTCTCTTGAACTCATATTATTGTCCTACTATCTCTATGCTACCGTCGGCATTAATTATGGAAGTACTAAAATCTCTGCTTGTACTCTGACTTGCAGAACTATTAGTTACCGAAAAACTTATTGGCCTGCCTGGTATTTCTAATTGGCCGTACAGAATTGGTACTGGGTCTCCTTCTACTATATTCTGCTCTGATCCACTAAATAGGTAAGCTGCTGGAGCCGACTTATCTGTGGCTGGGTCGGGGGCAAGTAAATCAGAGATTGCACTAACAGCTAAATTAATAGCAAGACTCATAGCTAAGGAACCAACTGTAGTGCCTAAAAACGCAATTGGCCCCAGAGGGCTAAATGCTAGTATTACTAGTAGAATTGCTCCAAAGATTTTTTTAAAATATTTTGCGCCTGCAGGTACTGCTGTTATATATAAATCCTCTCCTTCAAGAGGATTTGTTAGCTCTTGGTTTTCTTCTAATATTTTGTTTCCATCTATAATTTCAAAACCTACACCCTTTTCATGGCAGTCTATAAAGTATTTTCTAATGCTTGGAAAATTTGCTTCTAAAAGCTTTACTACCTCTTGTACTGAAGAAGATTCAGACACAATACTATCTACGTATAAGTCCTTTAGCTCCCCTTGTAAATGTATTCTACGTCTCATGTCTGTATGCTCCTGTTATAAATTGAACCCAAAAAGGGTATAAGCTTTCCTTAGTAGATAATCGATCTGCTGCATGATGAAAAAACATATCACTTCCCAAGTAAATTCCACAATGGTTATTAACGTGACTTCTTACATTAAATACTAGTAGGTCATTTTTTTCTATGTTTGCTATTTCTATCTTTTTTGTAAACCCATATTTTTTTAAATAACTAGTATTAAAGTAATCTATAGCTCTATCTTCATCTTCCCACCAATTCTTCTCAAAAGGTATTCTCGGAGGAATTTGTATATTTACAGAATTTAAATAGTCTCTAACGGCTTCAAAACAGTCTGTTATTCCGTGCTCATATTCTCTGCCAAATAGAGCATTCTCGTAATATCTCGGTTGGACTATCGTTAAATCCATTGCAGGGTATCCAAATATGTAGTATGGAGTAGCTAGTGCATTACAAGCTCTTATATCTGTATCTGAAGGAGTAGAGTCCGTATCTGGGTGACTATGAACTATACCTACAATACTATATTTAATAGCATACTTCATATATTGAACAGAATCTATCTGAAACTGTTCGTCACTATGGGCATGATTAGTACAAGGTAGCCAATGCAATACTCCAGCTCTAACTCCTAGTAACCCACAACCCTCTCTAGGATACTCGCCCCTGAAATGTTCTTCTATCTCTGTTAAATAATTAGCTAAATTTTGCACTGCCTGGGTACGCTCCAAATGGTAATTCTTTTGTAGTATCTTTCCGCGCTGATACTATTCCGGTTGTTGATATAACAGCTTGAAATCTGCTTTTACAAGAGTCTAAAGTTTTACCGCAATAATCTACTCTTTCCCAGTATCTACTTTTATTTACGGGTACTTTATCCTCAATAGCTTCGTGACCGAGAATACATCTCCATATAGCGCCGTTATGCCTCACATAGTCGTTGTTTAAGGTGTACGTGTTATCTACTTGATATGTTTCTCCAATCTCCCAGTCTTCCCACACTCGTATAATTTTCCAAAATTCAGTGCTATCTCCTGGTACATAACTATTTGCTCCAGTTTCGGATCTATAATATATGCCATCTTTTTGAACGACTTGATCGACTCCGTAATTACCGGAACCACTAAACGCACTAGCTACTTTTGTTACATATGATTTTAATACTAGAGGCTCATCATAAATATTAAAGTATATTTCAACTGCACCTGCCTCACCCACAGTCTTATTATCTATTCTCCAAGTACATCCGCCCTTCTTAGCTCTCGATTGGCCTTGGTATACCCAAGGACAAAACTTTCCTATAACTACTCTTGCAGGTATCTGAATATTTTCTAAGTCATAAGGAGTTGCTAGCTCAAATTTTATATATTTATTATTCTCTTCCGCTATCCTATCTATATAGTAGCTCTGTCTAGGTAATTCTACATTACTTGTCCCTGGCTGTCCTATTAAGTACTTTTCTAATGTTTGTCTCTTAACTAATTTTAATCCTACTAAATCTTTAAATTTTAAATATCTGCCCGTTTCTTGCTCAATACCATTTGTAAATACGTGTTCAACATTAGCAATAGTTAACACCGGCCTGTTTGAGGCTCCATCACTGGTAACACTTAGTCCATCCATTTCTACAGGAATTGCACTATAAGTATTAACTACTCTAGGGTTGCTTTCATTATAAAACTGAAGTTCCAGCAGAGAGTAGTCCACTCCTGGATGAAAACAGAAAGGGTCCTCCGGATCATTAGGGTCTAAGTAGAGCTCATACAAATCAACTATACCTGTATTGATTTCTGTACTTTGAGTGTCTGTTGCTATTATATTTGACATACTATTCCTTTTATTTTAAATTAGCAGAACCGGGGACGTTATCAAACGTACCACCACCTCCGGAACTTGTAGTTGTAACTTTAGGTGGGGCAATACTAATCGTTCCAATAATACTTAGGGTATTTTCAGCCCATATTGCAGGATTAAACAATATAGTATCAGTAAATTTTATACTACGACTTGCAGTCCCTGCATAGGGCGCTAAAGGCCATTCGTACTCTACCTGATGATTTGTATCAGTTATATTGAACGCAAAGCCCGTTGGTTTAGCTATTAAAGAAGCGGAACCAGCAGATTTAGATCTAGATATATCCGCAAGTGTTTCGGAGCTTTTACTTATCTGCCTAAATGCATTGTTGCCACTAGATATTAAGCTAGTAAGGTCTAGCGAGCTAGATCCCTCTGAGTCCCATTTAACATTTCTACCGGCAAGTGTTTCATATATTGGAAAACCTCCAGCGGTACCCGTCTGCCGCACTAGGCCAGCTGCAGCATATCCATTTGTCATAAAGTAAACCTTTAAAAATAAAGTTTCATAATTAGAATCCGCAGGCAACGTATACACTAAATTTAAATTTACTAATTTTCTAGCGCTGGGGGCTGAAGTTCCAGACATAGAGGTAGTTATTGCTTTTTGAGGAGTTATTAAATCGGACCTATGGTATAATTTAATAGTCCCACCTAGAGTGTCTGTACCTGCAGTGGCTTTACTAAAATTATATATAAATTTTCTGTCAAAATCTAAAGTATCCCGAGTACCCTCTGCTGCACTATTGGGAGATTGATTGTAAGTAGCAGGTACACTAGTAGTATTATTAAATTGTATTAACCAATCTCGATCCTCGCCGCCAAGAGTTCGTGCAATGGCAGTACTTCCTACCATTTTACCATTCTCATACCGATGTACATCCACAATTTTTCCTACTTCATTCGAAGGATCTCTAATGAACACTTGGAATCCTAAATTGATTCCTTCATTTAGAATAGCGGTTCCAAAAGAGTTTACTTCACTAACAGGTAAAAAAGTACCAATAACAGAGGGTACTGCAGGAGTTTTAGTAATAATAAATGACTTAACCTTAAAAGCATCTGCTGGATTCAGCGGATCCCATATTTTTACAGATATAGATTGATCTTCACTAGGGGCACTCAAAATATTTAAGTTATATGGGTTTGTAGTGTTATTAAAATAAAAAACTCGCTCGTTTCTCTCCGTTCCCACAACTATAGTAGCAGGAGAATCATAGGTAGGGCATCCACCTCCAAATATAGTAGTAAGTATAGAGTCATCTCCGATAGCCTTTAGACCTAGCCTTAATGAAGTGCCTGCAGGTATATCTTTGTACTCCAGATCTAAAGCTGCATTAATCGGAAGCGCCTGTCTGAAAGGGTATACTACTTCTCCGTCCTTAAAGCTAGAAACATATCCATTAGTAGAAGTACCCGGAATTGTAGTAATTGGGTTGTAATTAGTAAATACAAAATCAACATAGTAAAGCTTTTCGGGAGCAGGGGCAGGTAGATTTACTTCAGGTAGAGGTGTAATTGTTATAACTTGAGAAGCAACAATAACGCCAGATAGAGTAACATTTAAAGTAAAGGTTTGGTCTGTAAGATCCCCATCGTCGCGAAGAGTGGGTCCTGTAATTACTGCATTACCGCTCTCATTAGTTATAAAAGTTCCTGATATAGCAGCAATATTATAATCATTTAAAGTAGCATTTCCCGCGACAAGAGACCAGTTAAAGTCAGTATCAACTTGATTAGAAATAAAATCTAATACTACGGTTTCGCCTTCATATAAGC